GAGTATCTCGCTCCGTGTTGTTCGTCAGTATGACATCAACAACGACCGACTGCCCTGCCGTATTGACGTTCTGTATGGCTACAGCGTCATTCGTCCGCAGATGGCGGTTCGTCTTTGGGGCTAATAGAGGGGGCTTCGGCCCCTTCTTTCTCAAATTAAGGAGTTTCAGATCATGGCTATCACTACTCAGGGCGCTTCCTATCCGCTTGAATCGTTTGGCCCGACGCCGCCGATTTCCCAGGGAACTGGCGGCTATCAGTATTCGGCTGGCAATCGCACCGAGCCATTAATGCTTGCGCAGGGCGCTCCGGCGGCTCTGACCGGCGCTACTGTTACGGTTACGGCGGCCAATCTCGCTGCCGGCATCATCACGGTCGACTCTGGCGGCACGGACGCCGGCACCTACACGTTCCCGACGGGCGCGCTCATTGATGCGGCTTTTCCCAGCGTTGCGGTCAACACGGCTTTTGACGTTGTTGTCATCAATGTCGGCGATGCGTCGCAGAACGACGTGACATTCGGTGCTGGCACGGGCAACAGCATTGTCGGCAGCGCGGTCGTCATTGACGGCGCGACCACGCCGTCCTCGGCTACCTTCCGTTTTCGCAAGACGGGCACGGCGGCGTATTCGATTTATCGCATCGCTTAATAATAGGAGAAGGCAATGCCTAACACTAAACCTGTCGGTGTTGCCTTCTCTGATCCCGAACTCGTGAGTGGCACAACCATCACGGGTGCGGCGATCAGTGGAGGCACTATCTCTAGCGCAACTTCGGTCAGCGCTAGTGACATTACCACGACCGGCGGTCTGTATCTTAAATCGGCTACCGTCGCGGCGGCCGGTTCGACGCAGGCCAACGCGGCGGCGGTTTCGGACGGCTTTACGCTTGTATCGGCCGCAGACGGCACTAAAGGCGTTGTTCTGCCGGCGGCTGTTGCTGGGCGCACGGTCATTCTTAAGAACAACGCTGCGGCGGTTTTAAAAGTTTGGCCGGCTTCGGGCGACGCTATTAACGCCATCACCGTCGATTCAAACTTTACGATGACTAATCTTACGGCTTGTATGTATATCGCATATGACTCGACGACGTGGTATTCAGTTCCGCTGGTTGCGTCTTAATCTAATCCTACGGGCGGGCTACGGCCCGCCTGGCCCTTACCATAGGTGAAAAATGGCTGTTATTTATTTGCGCCATCCCATCCACGGGATGAAAGTCGCCACTATGGATCTGGAAGCAGACGCCGACATTGAAAATGGATGGGAGCGTTTTGACCCTAATAAGGTGACGGCGGACGCTGAACCTGATACTGTTCGCAGACGCGGGCGTAGGCCAAAGGTGGATAATGACGACGACAGCGGGCGATCAGATCAACGGGGCGTTGAGGCTCTTGGGGGTTTTAGCGGAGGGCGAAACGCCTTCAGCCGAGACATCGCAGGACGCGTTGACAGCCCTGAATCAGATGATCGACTCGTGGAATACTGAGCGTCTATCCGTATTTGCCACACAAGATCAGATATTTACGTGGCCATCTGGCGTGCGTGAGCTGGATATTGGCCCTACCGGCGATATTATTTTAAATAATGCGCTTTTATCAACGCAAGAATCAGTGCCGCTTACAACGCAAAGTTCGCTGGAAATCTTAGCTACAATTAAGGGCGGTCGTCCGATCTTGGTCGATGACGCCACATATTTCCGTGACCCGCAGACCAATGTGTCTTATGGCATCAAGCTGATTAATCAACAGCAATACGACGGAATTGCAGTTAAGACTGTCACTAGCACATACCCGCAGGTTATGTGGGTAAATATGTCTTTTCCTAATATCACCATGACGGTGTATCCAGTTCCACTTAGATTGCTGGAATTTCATTTGATCTCAGTTACGCCGCTTGATACGGCGGCCACTTTGGCTACACCGCTATCTTTTCCGCCTGGCTATCTACGGGCGTTCCGGTACAACCTAGCTTGCGAAATGGCCCCTGAATTTGGTGTTGAGCCGTCAGCACAAGTTCAGCGAATTGCTATGTATAGCAAGCGTAATCTCAAACGGATCAACAACCCCGACGACATTATGGCGTTGCCGTATAGCATCGTCGGAACACGTCAACGTTATAACATTTATGCGGGGAACTATTAATGTCTACCGTTAAAATCGCCGATCTTCCCGTCGCTACTAGTGTCGCTGACATTGCGGTTCTCCCTGTTGTTCAGGGCGATATTACGCAGCAGGCGACTAAAGCTACGTTCCTTTCGAATATAACGCTGACCAATCCTAATCTTGGAACGCCGTCAGCGGGCGTCCTGACTAACTGCACTGGGCTACCTATTAATGCTGGCACCACCGGCACGCTTCCGGCTAGTCGTGGCGGCACCGGCGTTACGTCGCTTGGCACAAACATTCCTACGTTCTTACAGGTCCCCTCGTCAGCTAATCTAGCCTCCGCGTTGACGGATGAAACTGGATCAGGCAGCGTTGTTTTTTCTACGTCGCCTACTCTAACAACGCCCGTTTTGGGCGTGGCTACCGCCACGAGCATCAACAAAGTAACCATAACCGCTCCGGCCACTTCGGCTACGCTTACCGTTGCTAACGGTAAAACGCTTACGGCGAATAGTTCACTGACGCTGGCGGGTGTCGACGCTAAAACGCTAACTGTCAACAATTCGCTGACATTGGCCGGTGTCGATGCCAAAACGCTGACGGTTAACAATTCGTTGGCGTTAACGGGCACTGATTCTACCGTTATGACTTTCCCGTCCACAAGCGCTACTATTGCGCGGACGGACGCCGCGCAAACTTTCACCGGCGATCAGACCTATTCGGGTTCGCAGATTGTCGCCGGGCTAAGATCTACTAGCGCCGCCGCGCCAACCATCGCCAGCGCGACGACTATCGCCCCGACAACGCAGATTGTGTTTATTAGCGGCACGGCAGCTATTGATACGATTACGCCGCCGTCTCCTATATCCCTTGGCGGCGGTCAGATCACGCTAATTCCCACGGGTCTATTTACCACGACTACCGCCGGCAATATCGCTCTGGCGTCTACGGCCGTCGTTAGCCGGGCGTTAGTGATGACTTATGATGCCACTACCACTAAATGGTATCCGAGCTACTAAATGAAAACACCGATCTTAGGCTCATCATATGTTACCCGCAGCATTAACGCTGCGGATAATCGTATGGTAAATCTTTATCCTGAGATTGTGCCCGAAGGCGGTAAAGAACCGGCGTATCTTATGCGCGCGCCGGGCCTGCGGCTTTTACAGACTGTTGGCAACGGTCCTATTCGTGGGCTGTGGACATACGGCGGGTATGGATTTGTTGTTTCCGGGGAAAAACTTTACCGTATTGATTCGTCTTGGAATGCGACGCTGAAAGGCACCGTTTCTGGGATGGGCCCGGTCAGCATGGCCGATAATGGCACGCAGCTATTTATCGCCTGCAATGGCCCTAGCTACATTTATAATTTGACCACGGATGTTTTTGCTCCGATAGCAGATCCCGATTTCCCTGGCGCGGTCACTGTCGGCTATATTGACGGCTATTTTGTTTTTAATGAGCCCAACAGTCAGCGGTTTTGGGTCACTTCTTTATTAGACGGTCTTTCAGTCGATCCGCTAGATTTTGCCAGCGCGGAAGGTTCGCCGGACGGTCTTGTATCGCTAATTGTGGACCATCGCGAAATCTGGCTTTTTGGCACCAATTCTGTCGAGGTTTGGTATGACGCCGGGCTTCAGGACTTTCCGCTTGCGCGCATCCAAGGCGCGTTTAACGAAATAGGCTGCGCGGCGCCCTATTCCGTTGCAAAGCTCGACAACGGACTATTCTGGCTGGGCGCGGACGCGCGGGGTAAAGGTATCGTCTATAGATCTCAAGGCTATACCGGCCAGCGTATAAGCACGCACGCCGTCGAATGGCAGATCCAGCAATACTCTGACATTTCGGACGCTATTGGCTATACATATCAGCAAGACGGTCATTCCTTCTATGTCCTGATATTCCCGACCGCCGATACGACTTGGGTCTATGATGTGGCCACTGGCGCATGGCATGAACGAGCCAGTTGGGCTTATAGTCAGTTCACGCGGCATCGCAGTAACTGTCAAATGGCGTTTAGTAATGAGATTGTCGTCGGCGACTATCAGAACGGCAATATTTACGCTTTTGACATGAATCAATACAGCGACAACGGAACGACGCAAAAATGGCTTCGTCGTTGGCGCGCGCTTCCTACAGGCCAAAATGATCTAAAGCGCACAACGCAGCATAGTCTCCAATTAGACTGTGAAACTGGCGTCGGGTTAGATGGCTATGATTATGATACCATCATTGTAGATCTTTTGGCGTCTGAATCAGGCCCTTTAATAACGACTGAAACCGGCGATAACATCCTTTTAGATTTTAGCGTTACGGTAGGCGCTAACCCGCAGGTTATGCTTCGTTGGTCGGATGATGGCGGCCACACATGGTCCAGCGAACATTGGAAGTCTATGGGTAAAATTGGCCGATACGGGTTCAGAACCATCTGGCGGCGGCTTGGCATGACTATGAAGATCCGCGACCGTGTGTATGAGGTGTCAGGCACAGACCCAGTTAAAATCGCTATCATGGGCGCGGAACTTATTTTGAGCCCGACAAATGCCTGATAGCCCGCTAAACATAACGCAGATCCCGGCGCTTCGCGTCCCTATCATTGACCCTAGAACTGGGTTGATGGCGCGCGAATGGTATCTGTTTTTCTTTAGCCTATTCAACCTGTCCGGCGCAGGATCGAACACTTTAACTCTGACAGACCTTCAGGTCGGCCCTGCCGACTCTATTCTATCGACTCAGCAGACGGTCGTAGACATGGCGCTTCAAGCGCTCGGCGTGACGCCGGACGAGCCCGGATGGTCGTCATCGCAGGGGTCTATCGAAACTGCGCTTCAGGGTTTCGGCGTTGCGCCTACCGACGCCGAATGGATGGCGCAGCAACTGTCTGTATTCAATGGACTTGACGCCCTTGCCGTAGCTCCTGCCTATACGCCGCAAGTTCCTGACATGCGCTATGGCGTGTTCTCTGACACGACCACACAGACTGCGGCTGCGATAAATACGGCGTATGCGGTCACGTTTAACACGACTGATCTATCTAACGGTGTTTACATAGGCGCAACAACATCACAGGTGTTTGTAGACAGACTCGGTATATACAACTTTCAGTTTTCGGCTCAGCTAGATAAGGCCGGCGCGGCCGCGCGCGATGTTTATATTTGGGCGGACATTAACGGCACGACGCAGCCAAATACAGGCACCAAGATTACTCTTGTCGGCAATAATGCTGCGGCCGTAGCGGCATGGAACTTTGTGTTTCGGCTTAACGCAGGTGACTATTTTAGGCTTATGTGGTCTACTAACGACACGGCATGTCAAATATCAGCCGCCGCTGCGGCGGCTCCTGTCCCCGCTATCCCGTCTGTCATTCTGACCGTGACCGATAACATAGGAATTACACGCTAATGGCTAGTCTTGGCCCCGCCCCTAAAGCGCAATTTTTGGACGCAAATGGTCAGCCTCTTGTTGGCGGCATGGTCTACACTTACGCTGCCGGCACTACGACGCCTCTGGCCACTTATACCGACTCGACGGGAAATTCGGCCAACTCAAACCCTATAATTTTGGACGGCCGTGGCGAATGCAGTATTTGGTTTGCTGCGGGAAGCACATACAAGATTAAACTGACGGACAACACCGGCGTAGAAATATACACTGTTGATAACATCGCCAATACAGGGGCTATTTCGGGCGGAACTATCGTTAGCAGTTCAATCGTCAATTCGACCGTATCCGGTGGATCAGTTACTAGCGCCAGCATCTCTGGCGGCACTATGGACGGCGCTATTATCGGGGCCACAACGCCTTCTTCAGCAGTATTCACCACTTTTTCGGGCACGTGGGCTTCCCTGCCAGCGGGCACTAGAATGTTGTTTGTTCAGTCGGCGGCTCCTACGGGGTGGACAAAATCAATAACCGACGACAATAAAGCGTTGCGAATTGTGTCTGGAACGGCCGGTTCAGGCGGTTCAGTAGCGTTCACGACGGCGTTCAGCTCGCAGGCTATTAGCGGCACAGTTGACGGACATGCGCTTACAACGGCTGAAATCCCTTCGCATACGCATTCTTACACCGCAGCGGGCGGCGTTATCGGCGTTCAAGCTGGCACGAGCTATAACGTGATGTGGAGCCCTGGCGGCTCTACGACCGGTTCAGCCGGCAGCGGCGCGGCGCATACGCATGGTCTTACGGCGGCGGCTCTTAATCTGGCAGTTCAGTATGTAGACGCTATTATAGCGGTGAAAGACTAATGGAACTTAAAAACGGGAACTTTTGTCCGCTTATCAAAAAGGACTGCGTGCAGCTTAAATGCGCGTGGTTTACGCTTTTGCGCGGGACAAACCCTAATACGGGCAAAGAAGTCGATGAATGGATGTGCGCAGTAGCGACCTTGCCTATGCTTCAGATTGAGGTCGCTAAAGAAGTGCGCCAAGGCGCAGCCGCAACTGAATCATTCCGAAACGAAGTAGTCTCTATAAGCAGACCTCCGCTTGAATTAAGGTGATCCATGACCGTTACTCCTACAAATATTATCCCATCTAAGATCGCCGAAAATGTGCAGACGACGCAATACACATCGTCTGGCGTGACGACCATCATAGACAAATTGACGGCGACCAATTACAGCGCCGCCTCTGCTACGATCAGCGTTAACCTTGTGACGGTGACGGACACGGCGGGCAATCAAAACTTGATCGTCAAGACTAAGACGCTTCAGCCAAGCGAATGCTATACGTTCCCAGAAATTGTAGGGCACATCTTAGCTAATGGCAGTTTCATTTCAACGCTCGCCAGCGCGGCCACAAGCATCAACATTCGCGCCAGCGGCCGCGTGGTGACGTGATGACAACGCGGCTAATCGATGACCGCGAATCCGCGCTGTTAATCGGATTTGAGGCGACGCATTGGCATGTTGAAACATCGTACGATGATTATGCTCAGATTGCCGCTGACTGGGATGTTAAGGGGATAGAACGGGACGGCCGCGTAATCGGCGCGGTCTATTCCAAAAATGGCGAAACTCATGTATCTATATTACCTGAGTTTAGACGGCGTTGGCTAACAAAAGGGCTTTTGAAGGATATTCTGACGGGTATGACATTTACGCGCATAACGCCAGGACATGACTTCATGTATAACATCTTGAATAGACTAGGTTTTGTCCCGCAGGCGGACGGAACGCTGATAAGAGAGAACTGACATGGGTTTTTCAGCCGCCGCTAATGCTCAAAATCAAGCCACGCAACAAAGCATGATGATGCAGGCGTTGCAGGCAGCGCAAGCTCAGCAAGCGCTTCAGCGTGGTCAGCAGCAAGCTACGGAAGCATATCAGCCATATTCGCAGTTTGGACAGGAAGCCACGAATAGGCTGGCCGTCCTCATGGGTCTACGCCCCGGCGTTGACTCCGGCAGTCTTATGCAGCAGCCCACGGCGGCGCAGCTTGAGATGGACCCCGGCTATGCGTTCCGCGAACAGCAGGGAATGCAGGCTGTCAATCGCACGGCGGCGGCGCAGGCGGGCCTTCAGTCCGGCGCAGCGCTGAAAGCGGCGCAGCGATTCGGGCAGGATCTGGCCAGTCAGGAATATGGCAACGCCTATAACCGATTTATGGCTAACCGCGCCAATCAGATCGGATTGCTTCAGGGCGGCACGCAGACCGGCTTTGGCGCGGCGCAGGGCATTGGCAACGCGGCGCTTCAGACTGGCACTAATCTAGCACAGAATTATCAGAATCTCGGGCAGGCTATGGGTCAAGGTTACGCTAATATCGGCGCAGCCAACGCCAGCGCTTATATGGCCCCGACGAACCTTCTGGCGCAGGCGCTTGGCCAAGGCATTCAGGCCGCCGGCTACGCTTACGGACGGAGATAATAATGGCCGTTCAATACACGCCCATTCCTGAGTTTCAGGTTCCGAACGTCAACTTCCTCGGCGCTCTTCAGCAGGGCGAAGCCGCGCGGCTGGCTGAGTTGCAGGCGGCCAAAACCGCTCAGGCGATGGATCTGCAAGGCCGTGCGGCGCAACGGCAGGAAGAGGAATCGGCGCTTAACGCCAAGGCCAAGTTACAAGAGCTTAATGAAAAAATTCGTTCACTTGCTATGTCTCGTTTGAGCGCCGTTCCTGAAGGCGATCAGGAAGCCTATCTCAAAACGATTGGCGAGTTTAAGGACATTTTCCCGTCTGAATACGATGTGCTGTCCAAGCGTAAATGGGACGCTGATACGCGCCGCATGGTGCTGTTGACGCCGGAACAACAATATAAACAAACGACTAAAGACGTGTTATTGCCTTCAGGTGAAACGCAGACAATGCGCTATCCTGAATTTGGCGGCGGTGCGGCCGCGCCGATTGGCGGGTTAGTTAGCGCACCTAAACCTGAATATAAAGAAGTCGGCGGCGAGCTGTATAATTTGACGCCGCAGGGAGCGTCGGCAGTTCCGATCATCCCAGCCGGTCGTGGTCAAGCCGGCGCATTTACCGGCAACGATCTGACAACTAATCTTATTAAAGAACGCGAAGGCTACATTGAGAAGCCTAAATACGATGTGAACGCTTATCGCGCCGGATACGGTAGCGATACCGTCACTCGCGCTGACGGCTCCGTTGAGCGTATTAAGCCTGGTATGTCAGTTAGCCGTGAAGACGCGGAACGTGACCTTCAGCGCCGTATTCAGACTGAGTTTGTGCCGAAAGCCGCCGCCAAAGTTGGCGAAGAAAACTGGGCGCGTTTGCCGGAAAATACCCGCGCAGCGCTCACGTCTATTGCTTACAACTACGGCACGATCCCCAGCCGCATTGTTCCGGCTGTTCAGTCCGGCAATACAGAAGAGATCGCCAAGGCTATCGAAGGTCTTGCTGGCGACAACAAAGGCGTTAACGCTGGTCGTCGTATGCAGGAAGCCAATATTGCGCGCGGCACGACGATGCCTGGCTCGGCCGCTGTCCCGGCGTTTGCTGCGGCCGGCGCTCCTACGTTCATGGACGGCCCGCAGATCCAGCCGCCTATTAACATGATGGCCGCGCCGCCTATGCCGCCCGCTAATGCGATGACTGCGCCGGCGCTTCCTCCGCCGCCCGCACCTGTGCAGCCAACTCAGCCACTTACAGTCGGCACAAAGAAACAAGTTGTCGGTCAGTCGAATATTGATAAGACGCTCGACAAGATGCTTGGCACTTACGAAGATCTGTTAGCTTCCGGCAATCTGATTAGCAGCGAAAAAGCTGGCGCTGATCCTTTAGGCACCATAGGAACGTATTTTAGCGGTACAACCTTGGGGCAGGAAGTAGAAAGAGCGCGTGGGTCTAAGGCGCAAGACAAACGAAACCGTATTTTGGCTTTGCGCGGCCAGCTTCTTCAGGACATCAAAGAAGCCACGGGCCAAACGTCTAAAGAACTGGACTCTAACTTTGAGTTAAAGACAGCACTGGAAAGGCTAGGCGACCCCACAATGTCGATTGAGTCTATCCGCTCTATTGTCAGCGACATGTCGTCGCGCTACGGTTCAGGTAAAATTAAAATGCCCGAAGAAGCGCCGGCCGCCGCTGCCCCTGCTGCTGCCGCTGCGCCCGCGCAACGTTCTATCGTCAAGCGTGGGACTTATAACGGTCGTCCGGTTGTTCAGTATAGCGACGGAACCATAGATTATGCCGATTGATCCGTCTAAGATTCAATGGACTGAAACTATTGACCCCTCTAAGGTTCAATGGGACGAAGGTTTAACAGCGCGCCGTGCGGCAGAAGTCGGCGCTAGAGAACTCGCGCCGCTTGCGGCAGCGGCCGGTTTGGGCGGCATGGTAGCCGGGCCAGCCGGTATGGTGGCCGCGCCAGCCGCGTTAGAAGTGGCTGATTTAGCCACCACTCTATATAATATCGCAGCGCCGCGTTTTGGCGGTCAACCGGTTCGCACGCCGTCTGAAATTGCGCGCCCATATCTGACGCCAGAATCATTTAAGCCCCGCACGCAGAAAGAAGAATTGGCAGCGGCAGCAATCGGCGGCGCTGGCGAAGCAATGACTGGCGCGGGCGCGGCTAACATATTTGCGCGCCGCGTCGCGCCTGGGGCCATTAAAAATGTTCTAGCGGTTATGGGTGAACGTCCACTCGCTCAAGCTGGAGCCGGCGCAGCGGCTGCGGCCGCGCCTGTTCGCGCGGAACAGATGGGCGTTGAAGATCCGCGTGCTTTGTTGGCCACTAGCCTTGTCGGCGGATTGGCTGGAGCGCGCGGCGCGGCAGCGCTTCAACGCGGTGTTGAATCAGGCGTTACGGCGGCGCAACGCGGTGGCATGAGATTATTCGGCAAGCCGCCATCCACTGAGGCGCTTGGCGAACGTGCATCGCAGTCGTTTGAACGTGCGACGTCTCTCGGCGTGCAGTATGACCCGACCGCGTATCAGTCTTTTGCGTCTGGTCTTGAGTCCGGGCTTAAGGGATATGACCCAGATTTCAGCAAATTCGCTGATGTCAGAGTTGCCATCAATAAGCTTAAAGACCTAGACAGCCAGCCATTGACTATCGAGAGACTACATAACGCGCGGCAGATGCTGGGCGTTTTGCGCGGTGACAAAGAAAAAGATGTGCGCCGTATGGCCGGCATTCTCACAGACAAGCTAGACGATTTCATCACAAACGAGCGGAACGCTGTTGGTGCTGACGCCAAAGAAGCCGCTGACGCGCTCATGTCCGGTATTAAAGATTACCGCATGATGTCGAAGAGCGCGGAGATTGAGCGCCTCATAAACAATGCCGGTCTTAGCGGCGGTTCGGCGGAAAATATCGAATCGCAATTCCGCTCGCTGGCGAAAAACGAAGGCCGTATGCGCAAGTTTACGCCTGATGAACAGACAATGATTCGTCGTATCGCCAAAGGTGAAGAAGGATCAACCATAGCTAATCTCTTTAGTCGTTTCGCGCCGTCTCGCAGCCCTGGCATGTTGGCGACGCAAGCTCTCGTGGGGGGTTATGGCTATTCTAGCGACGACCCGTATGCCTTCTACGGCGCTGGCACTGCGGCGCTTGGTGGCGCGGCTGGCCGAGCTGCGCGTAATATGCTGGCTCGTCGTGCGGCGGGTAATGTCGCGGCGATGACGCGTGGCGCTCCGACGGCCGTGCCGTTTACGCCGACATATGGCTCACTGGCGTTCCCGATAATGACGCAGGGCGTCAACGCGATGGCAAGATAATTATGGTCGAATATCAAGTTCTTTTTGACGTGGCTATCGGCGTGATCGGCGTGCTGGGCGGCTGGACGCTCAACACCGTCTGGGCGGCTGTAAAGGATCTACAGGAAGCCGACAAGGATCTGGCGGAAAAGGTCGGCAACATCGAAGTGCTGGTAGCCGGGCGCTATATCACCCGCGAAGAGTTTAACTCGACCTTGAACCAAGTATTTGAGCGCCTCGACCGCATACGGGATCTTCTCAGCACGAAGGCCGACCGATGAAAGAGAACTACGACGCTGCGTTGAAGGCGACACTGCGCTACGAGGGCGGCAAGGTCGATGATCCGCGTGACCCTGGCGGCCGGACTGCCTACGGCGTCACGCAGAACACCTATAACGCGTGGCGGGCCAAGCACGGACTTAGCCAGAAAGACGTGTTTCAGATTGCTGATTCGGAAGTCGCGGCGATCTATCGTCAGGAGTATTGGGACAAGATCCGGGGCGACGATTTACCAGACGGGCTGGACTTTGCCGTGTTCGATTTCGCGGTCAACAGCGGCGTCAGCCGCGCGTCTAAATACCTTCAGTCTATGGTCGGCGTCACGCAGGACGGCCAGATCGGCCCGAAGACAATCGCCGCCGCTAAAGCCTATCTTGGCGTTCGCCTGACCGACATGCGGCTTGGATTCTTAAAAGGACTACCGACATGGGCTACCTTTGGGCGTGGCTGGGCCAATCGGATAAACGACGTTTATGCTGTTGTGCGGGACTTATGCTCGCGCTGACAGGCTGCGCCGATCTGAAGTATTACGAATGTATCGCCCGTGATAGCACGTCGCGGCCATGTAACTAAAAGGAGCTAAAATGTTAGCTAACTGGATGACCACAATTCCCGGCATTCTAACGCTGCTGTCGGTGCTGTTTCATGCTTGGCAGACCAAAGACGTGAACTGGGTTGATCTCCAGAACGCGCTTGTCGCCATCGGTCTTGTCGCCGCTAAAGACTGGAACGTCACCGGCGGTTCTAAAGAACAAGATTGAAAGAGACAGGCTGAAATTGCCAAACCTCGAACTGTCGAAGAGACTGCTGCTGATCTTGACGCTGGCGAGTTCTAGCGGCTGTCAGACTACCAGTGGGGGCGCATGTCCCCCACTGGTTGATTACTCAGCGGAACGCCAAACCTTAGCCGCTAAGGAATTACGCGCTCTCCCCAAGGGTAGCGAGCTGGCTAACATGATCGTGGACTACGGCAAGCTCCGCCGCGCGTGTCGGCTTTAGAGCTTTGGCCGGCTTACGGTCAGCCTTCTTCTGGTAGTCAATAAACTCAACGCCAGACTTGGTAGCCGCATAATCCGATGCAAAAGTCGCCGCGAACAGTTCGTAATTCACCGCGTCGATATGGCTGTCCATGTGATCCGGTGACGCGAACGCACGCGCGTTCTTAACGCAAGCCATGATGATGGCGATCTCATAGGGGTGAAAATCACGGCCCAGACGCAGCGACGACAAGTCGGCGGCGAGCTGAAAATTGTTCTCAATGCCGCCGTAACCTTCCCCGCGTTGGTCGATGATGGCGCTGGCGTCTTTAAGCAGTTCTTGAGGTGTCATTGTTTATGATCTCCATAATGGCCGCCCTTTCTCTCAACATTCTCAGCACTGTGAAGCGCTGATGCAGTCGCACTAGGATCGTAGAGCGCCGGGCGTGACGCATCTCTTCCTCCAGAAGATCTTGCACTTCTGTCTCGGTAAGATCAGCAAGCTGATCGTTAAGGGTTTTCCATGTTAAGTTCTGCAAGGGCGATTTCCGCTAAAGATTTCTTGTCTTGTAAACTAGACAGGATACGCTCGTCAATAGTTTTATTACACATGATAAGATAACACCACACGTCACGCGTTTGTCCGCTGCGGTGCAGGCGCCCGACTGTTTGTTCGAATAGTTCGAGCGACCACGGCAGCGACAGGAAAACGATTTTGTTGCCGCCGAACTGTAGGTTGAGCCCGTGGCCGGCGCTCTTGGGATGGATCGCCAGCAACTCAATCTTGCCAGCGTTCCAGCGCTCGATGGCGTCTGGTTCGTCGATCGTCGTGACGTTGAATTGCCGCTGAAGCTCGGCTAATTCTTCTTTGTAATTGTAGACGATGATGGTGTTGTCTCTCTGGTTTTCGTCGAGGATGTCTCGGAGAGATTCAAACTTTTGGCGTCCAAACCACTGAGCATGGCCTTGACCATCATAAGCGAAGCCGGACGTGAGCTGCTGAAGCTTGTTTGTGACAGCAGCCGCTGTAGGAGCCGTGATCTCTTCATGCACGTATTCCTTCTTCATGTTCTCGTATGGTGTGCGGTCCTCAAGCTCGCACCGGATCTGCACAACATGGAGCGGCGGCAGCTTGTCCTTATACTCGCCAGGCTCCAGCACATAAGTCGCCGGTTTGATGGCTTCCATGACCTTCGGCAGCGCTTGCGGCAACGGCTCCCACTGGCCATAGTCGCGGTTCACACAGTAAAAATACTGTTGCAAGAACGCGCCCTTGCTGCGGCCTAGCAGCGTCTGATCGACGACCTTGCATTGCCCGAACACGTCTTCCAGACCGTTCGATGTAAACGAGCCGGTCAAGCCCCAGCGAATCTTGAACTTATCAAGGATCTTAAGCAAAAATTTGAACCGTTTGCCGGATGGGTTTTTTAGACGCGTCAGCTCATCAAAGACAATGCCGTCAAAGTCTTTCGGATCTATCGACGGAATGTTGTCGTAGTTGGTGACGACTATATCAACATCGGCCGCGAACGCTTTTTTGCGTTGAACGGGCGTGCCGACAGCGACAGCCATGCGCATGTGTTCGGCCCATTTCGGCCGCTCAATAGGCCACACGTCCGTGCAAACACGCTTCGGCGCTAACACAAGCCAGCGGTCGCAATGACCTTTGCTGGTCATGTCCGACATCGCCGTCAACGTGATCGCTGTCTTACCCGCGCCTACTGGCGCGAGGATCATTGCCCGATCATGGGCGAAGAGGAAATCGGCGGCGTCATGCTGGTATGGTCTTAAATCAGGCATTTTATGACTTCTGCCGCGATTTGCGGGACGATGGCGTTTCGAGCGGCATCTGTTGCGCCCACTCTTCGGGGAAGCCCATCATCCACAGCTCGAAACGCGGACAGTGCACTCTGCCAAGGGGTGTCCCACGAAACGGATTTGAACTTCCGCCCCATTCGTCCAGGCGCCCCGCTACATGATTCTTGCCGTGGTTGCTCGTTCCGCTTGGTGTCGGAAGCAACCCAATAGAGTCGCTGGCGAAGGTGCGGCGCATTGACGGCGCAAGCCGGAATATCGACGCCATTGCAGGCGTAGTCTTCACTTTCCAAATCAGATCGCACTTCGTCGAACCAAGCATATCCAGCCTTTCCTGCAACTTGTTCACCCATGACAATCTCGGGTCGACATTCGCGGATGAGCCGAAAAAAGTGCGGCCATAAATGCCGGTCATCGTCGCGGCCTTTTTGCAATCCGGCGACGCTAAAGGGCTGGCAGGGACACGATCCAGTCCATACGGGTCGGTCGTCGGGCCATCCGGCAAGCTGGAGCGCATAACTCCACCCGGCAATTCCTGCGAAAAAGTGACATTGCATGTAGCCTTCAAGATCCATTGGTTGAACATCGGTAATTGATCTTTCGTCTACATCGCCGGTTGGTATATGGCCGGCGGCCATAAGATTACGCAGCCATTGCGCGGCGTAAGGGTCTATTTCGTTGTAATATGCCTTCGTAGCCATTGGTCGATTTCTTCTTTAGACCATAGAACTTCATAGTTCTGATTGAGCTGATCCATGTCACGCGCAAACGCTGACTGAAGCGGCGATAGTTTACCGCCGGGACGCTTTAACTCTATGAAATGCGTGGTGCCATCTGGTAAGCAAACGATTCGGTCACTGACGCCGCGATTTGATGGCGAGACGAATTTATATGCTTTGCCGCCAACGGCTTGCACACATTTTACGAAATATTTTTCGATTTCACGTTCCAATTCAACCATGGTTTGCAAATTCCCCATGGTATTTATCTCGGTATTCAGCCGCCACAAACTTAGCTAATTCAAAATCTTCAAATGTGCCGATATGAGTGTGTTTCCCGCGTATGCTCATTTGAACGTGCCATTTACTTCTTTCCGCGCTCCACCGCACATTTTTAGCTTTAGATCTGGAGGTGCAGTTTAATTTTTTATTCATGGCGTTTTGCGAAGGCGTGGCTGCACGTAGATTTTCAATTCTATTGTCGCTTGGGTCGCCGTTTATGTGGTCTATGCAATCCGGTAAGTTTTTGTTAAACATAATAAACACTATCCTGTGCGCGAGATAATATTTATGCAGGTAGCGTATTTTTATATGGCCGCTTGACGACGGCGACCCGGCTTCAGCTCCCGCTCGCGCGCGCGGGCTCACATTTATGCGCCAAAAAAGTTTTCCTTTTTCATACTCAAAAAGATCAAGCGCTTGCTGTTGAGTCAACATATTTTTCTCCTCGGCATAAAAAAATGTCTAGCACACGTCGAAATTCTATGCTAGAAGATTCTTTACGAAAGGTGAGATAAAGTAATGGCACACAGCAATATCGTAGGCGGTTCGACCGCTAAGCGTTTGATTAACTGCCCCGGTTCACGGGCGTTAGTCAACACAGTTCCTGAAAAACCTACTAGCAAATACGCGGAAGAAGGTTCG